CTACAAACTTTTGCCCTGAATAAGAAAACCCCAACTCAATCTTGCCTTCCGATCCACACTCCGATCGGCATTTTAAACTATGAATCTCAGCTCGACCTAAAGAGGGGTCAAGCTGGGCAACATTTCGATCTCTCCATACAACGAGAATGTTATCGGCAACTTGGCTTATGAAGCTCGACCCCCTGAAGTCCTCCACACCAATTATGGAGTTCTCATCGTTTTTCTTCTTAGGGTGCGCTACTATATATGAATAAAGTTCATTCTCGATCGTACACTGCTTTAGGGCCAGCATTGTGTGATCAATCTCAATTCGCTCAGTATCACTCCGAGAGTGCCGAAGCATAAAATGTATGTGATCCAATATTACGGTCGGAACGCGAAGTCTTCTCTTCGCGTAAGCAGCGCAATCAACGAACTCTTCAGTAGACATCCTGCCGAAAACATTAATCGCATAAAGGGGCAACTCTTCTAGGACACGACAAACATCATCTAGATCATCTATCTGCATAGATGATCCAGTCTCGTCTTCTCTGAGATGAAACCATTTTCCGGAAATAGATTGCGAAATCTTTCTAAGAACAGCGATTACAGTTTGCTCAAAGCTGCCAAGCAATACGCCTTCCCCGCTCGAAGCTATATTAAGAGCAAGATTAAGAGTGAAGGTTGACTTACCACTCCCGGTATTCCCAGATATTACAGTCAATTCTCCCGGTCTTCTGCCGCCAATTAGATTGTCCAAACTTGGGAACCCGGTAGTTCTCCCCCGGGACCTATCCCCATTTATAAAGTCTTCCCTAAGCTCTTCAATGAAATCTCGAATATGAACGACTCTATCGTTATCCGCAGCGGACACCCTATCAATCGCTTCTACGAGCTGATTAAGGCTATTCGCCCTGGAAAAATCCGTTGCGTCCTTTGCCTCTCCCGAATTCCAATATCGGCCTTCAGAGACTTGAACCCCAGTTGGGTATTCTATAATCCTACTGCGATCTTCCCCTAGTAGTTCTCTTAAGTTTTCAGCCCCGCGCATTCCGGAATCGTCGTTGTCCATGCATATGACTATATTCCTAAATGGCTCCAGTGTGTCTAGGAACTTACCTGATATATGAGAGCACCCATTCGGTAAGCTGACTACGTTAGACATGCCAGCCTCAGAGAGAACCATGCAGTCATCTTCGCCTTCTGTTACTACAACCCTTTCATTGCCGGAAAGAAACTCAGCTCCGAAAAGACTCGATTCTGTCTTGGTGTTTTTCCGGTCCGACTTCCAGCGGGAAATCTGCTTCTCACCATCTACCCCAAGTCTCTTGTACTTAATAGCAATAAGATCCCCCGACCTATAAAAAGGATATGAGAACGCTTTCTTTTCCGAGCAGTAACCTATCCTAAATTTCCTCACTGTCGATTCCTTGAGATTTCTCCACTCGCAGAACATTTCCATGTACTGCTTATTTTCCTGAAGAAATCTCGCGTATTTGTCAGCCAGACCTCTGGGGGGCTTAACTAGCTCCGGTTTCCCGGCTGAAAATGAATCTGACATCTTAGTTACCACATCACCCTGTGACCTCTTTAGTAGAGTAAGCCCACCTCTCCAGTCACACTTATGACATATGGCATTCCCGGTTTCGGGATTTATTGTAAATGGGCGACGAGATGTTCCGTCGCAAAAAGGACATCTATCAAGCCTTACCTCGCCAGACTCAACCCTATATCTCCATCCCTTTTGCTTCAGATAAGATTCAATTTCTCTTTGCATCCAATTCACTTTCTCTTTTTGACTATATCCCAGTAGTCAGAGCCTGGAGACTTCTCATTCGATATCTCTTCTCTTTGAGCAAATCTATTTATAAGGGAGCAAAACCTTATTATGTCAGCCCCTTGATTTTTCATATACCAATCATTGGATAAGTATCTATCTATTCTAGCTTTCATCTCCTCTATATCAATTGAATCTAAAACATCAGAAACCGCGACAGACTCTCTGCCCCATTTGGGAACGTAGCTACCATATCCAAGCTCGCTAAATCTAGACGTGAAGTATTCTATAACTTCCCTAGATTCCCTTGAGCCCCCAGTTTTGGCAGAGGACTCATCAGGGAAGATTGCATCAATTACAGCTTTTCTTGATCTTGTAGGGAAATTCTTTAGATCGACTCTTAGTTCCTTCTTCCACATCTGTATAGCATTTGAATGCGATATATTGCCCGATATGAACTTTTTCCAGTAGGATATCTCCCTTGGCGAAGGCGACTGAAAGATGTGAGACTTGAATGTGTCGTGTAAGAATATTATCTTAAATTTTCTGTCTGCAGTTATCATCCCATCGCTGCCCAGAGTCGATATGCAGGATCTTATGTTAGGTATGTTGTCATTTATTATTTTTAATGTCTTATTGTCTCTGAAATCAATAATTCCGTATGGGGTATGTCTCGGCGTTGCGAAGTGGAAAATGACCAGAGCATTCCTGCAACTCTGCGGAAGATTACAGAATTTTGGATTTTCGTAGAGATCTAGCCTTCGGATAATCCTGGCCAATTTGCCGCCTCCCTATCCCCAACTTTGCATTTTCGTAAGGAGGGATCAAGCAGAAGCCTTTTTCTTTGCGAAAATCGCCATCAAAGAAAGTGCGTCCTCGGCCTTCCGTTTCGGCTTTGATCGGTTTATTCTCCAGAAATTTGTCTGCAAACCATCCGACCTTTCAGAGAAAACAGGAGTTGCCCCAATCGCAACCGAAAGCTCAAGTAAGCTGTCCCATTCTTCCTTGTCCAATATTCCGCCTCTCTTACATTGAACAATCAAAACTTCCCCCTTCTTCAAGGCAACAAGATCTATTAAACCCTTAGACTGAGCGGACCTGACTACATAATATCCATTGTCTTCTAGTATCTTTCTTGTTCGATATTCAAAGCTCCTGCCCAGTTGATATTGCGTTTGCTTTGGTTTCTTATATTCAATGCAAGAACTCCACTCATCAGGGAAAAGGACCGAGCACCTTTTTCGGAATCCAGATGTGGATATATTATTCTTCTTGCAAAACTGCGATAAATTAGTATTGCCGGATCTAAACTTCGCGAAAAGAATTCTTATTTCCTCATCACTCCTCACGCCCTTCTAGTTCCCCTTCCAGATTTTTAATTCTCTCAAGAAGCAATTTATTTTGATTCTTGAGGAATGCTATTTCCTTTTCGTACTCAACAATCAGCTTAGTGTTTATATTTTCCATTTTATAATCTCCCGTCTTCTGACGCCGATATGCTCGCGTCTATTATTTTTTGCTTCTTAGTTAAGATTGAACATATCTTCTTGTCCAGAGAGTGATTGGCTATTATCCTCTTAATTATTTGAGGCCTAGATTGACCTATCCTATGTATTCTATCTTCTGCCTGATTTATATTAGCCGGATTCCAGTCTAAGTCAACGAAAAGGGCATAGGCGCCATTCGTTAATGTTATCCCAACACCCCCGGCTCCAATTGTTAAACCAATTCCCCTTAGCTTACCCTCTTGAAATTTTTTAACAGTTGCAGACCTAGAGGTATGACTGATGCTACCAGTTATAACCTCCCATCCGTTTCTGCCAATTAGGCTGTCAATCGGGGCTCGCATTGAAGAAAATACAACCAGAGGCTCTACTTCCTCTTCGAATTCTTCAATTATAGCAAGAGCGGCAGGAACCTTGGATATAGCAAGCATTGATCTAGCTTTGGATAGCTCTTGAAATGCTGGCTCTTCTCTCTTTGTTTGCAAGCTGGAGTTCATCGCGTCTTCGAGTCGAATCCCTAGCTTGTCCAACTCTCGCATTGCCGTTTCACACTGATCCTGTGTTTGCTGATCGATTTCTACCACAATATCTTGGCGAGTCTTAGGGGGCATGTCTTTTACGACGGCAGAAAGACTCCTTCGCAAAGAAACCTTTCTTATCGAGCTAATCACTTCAGGACGAGGACTGCCCCACTCAAGCGTCCTATTATATCCAGTAGGCTTTCCATTAAACTTATAAACAAAACTTTTCCATGTACCAAATGATTTTTCCTGAAGATCAGCTATGCCGAGGATATTCCAAAGCTCAGGAGGCTTATTCATTAGAGGGGTACCAGTGAGTAACCATATTTTCCCCTTCTTGTTAGTTGCTGCCCTTGCAATGGCCTTTGTAGACTTGGTCCTGCGAGCATTGGGATTCTTCGCCTTATGGGCTTCGTCGCATATTACAATTGTACCTATTTCAGGCTTGCCATATTTCTCATCAATGCAGTATCCAAGCTTTCCCTTCCTGAATGCCGATGGCAATATTTCATAGTTTAATATGACAACTTCGCCAGGTAACGGCCACCTGAAATTGCCGCGCCCCGACAAAATTGAACACCTGAATGAATCGCCCCATAGTTCAAATTCATTTACCCAAGACTGCTTAACAACAGCAGGACATATTACGATAACCGGAGAGTTTAGAGGTATTGAACATATGGACTGGCAAGTTTTGCCAACTCCCATGGAGTCGAATAAAGCAGCGTTGCTCCTGCTCGATAAAAACTCTATCCCATGTTCCTGATGAGGATATAGCTTCAAGCCCTTATCAGATAGTCGCTTCTTAACATTACTTAGAAAATCAGACTCCGATTTTTCGCCTTCTATTTTGTTTATAAAACCTAACAGAGTAGGTGAAATCCTTACGCCAAATCCACAGCCCTTGAGCTTTCTGGATAGCTCCATTACTTTTTTTAATGGAACAATAAATGACTTACTATCAGCATTATATTTCGAACCAACTGCTTTGCATTCCTCGGCATACTTCTTGAAAGACTCTGAATCCACCCATTCTGCCGGCTTGCAGCTTGGACCATACTCCGAAGCGGTAAATCCTATTATCGGCATTTTTACCTTTTATTGATTGTTAGGGTTGCTACCTGAGGGAGAGTAACTCCGTACTAATCTTCTTCCTATTCTACTTAAAACCTTCTTCTTATTTCTCGCTGACTTCTTAAGGCACTTGCGTACATAGCTGCTATCTATTGATAGTATTTCGCAAACATCTTCAAATGTATATGTCTCGGCGCTCTGGGTTTTGTTCGCAAACCAATCCCGGGCATTCTTCTGCGACTCCTTATCTTTGTCTGTAAGAAAATCTTTCACCGCCTGAACTAACACAGAAAGTCGGATGTTTTTTTCTGGGGATGATTCATTGCTTGAGTCGCCAATCGACAAGAAGAAAAGATATGGATCGTCTTCTATTTCAGGCGGAACGGATGAAGTAGAATAAGAATGCAGGAAATCAATCTTATTCCCCTTCTCAAATTCTTCCTCTGCTTTCTTTCGAGCCTTAATTGCGTCATCTTTATTGACAAAGTAACCAAGGTGATAGACGCACCCGTTCCTTGTTAATCTGGCCCGATACTTTTGGCACCTGGAGTCGTAGTCTATACCTTTTAATGATGACATAAATAAATAGGCACACCGAAGTTATCAGTGTGCCTATTTATTTTATATCTATTTTCCTATTAACTCAAATGTTAAAACGGGATATCACCATCTTCGCTATCTTCAGACTTCCTGCTGTCTAGAAACTGTACATTTTGTGCATAAATGTCTGTGGCGTATCTCTCCACCCCATCCTTTTCGTACTTCCTATATCGAACTTCGCCTTCAATAAAAACTAAACTACCCTTCCTGAGATATTTGGCACAATTCTCGCCTTGAATGCCAAAGCATTGAATCTTGTGCCATTGAGTCGTTTCCTTCTTTTCTCCATCCCTAGTATTGAACTTGCGAGATGTAGCAAGAGAGAAGCGAGTTACATTGTCACCGGATTGACCAAGAGACTGAACTTCAGGATCCTGACCAAGTCTTCCAACTAGAATAATCTTATTAATCACAATAATCCCTCCTTAGGATTTGGGGTTAGACTTTATCTTTGTCGCCAAGGCCCTTCCTTGAGACAAAGTTCTTACTTCATCGATTTCACCACCAAGAAGCTCGATAGCCTCAGCCATCGATTCGTATCCCGCTTCCTTGGCTATCATCAATAGCTTGTTCTTCTCGTTCTTATTCATTTCTCTGTCGGATGTTTTACCCTTTGGCTCTATCTCCTTCACCTTATTCTCGGATGCCCTTGGTGCTTCAGGTGCTCGCGTCTCTTCGCTCGCGCTAGCCGGTGAGGATTCTTGGCTCGTAGAATCCTCACCGGCTAGGATTGTTGTCCCGGAATCAAGCCACTGATTAATCTGTTCCCCAGTAGACCGCGAGATCTTAAACATCTCATCAGGAGGAAAAAGAGAAGACCGATCTTTCGTCGCCATGGCGGTGTGAGTTTTCTGATCGACATCGAATACAATTGTAAACTCATATTCAAGCCCTTCTCTCTGAACTGGGGCCATGCCTACTTTTCGAGGAGATTTCTTCCCTCTTGAATCTTCTTCTAGAACATACTCCTGCTTACTTCTCATTGTTGCAATTATATGTGCAGAACTCTGTAGCATGCAATCTACAAGAGCATTGTGCTTAGGAGTGATCTGTCGCCAAGCTGCGAAGGAGTTAGTCCCCCTATCCGATATTTTCCCCTGCTGATCAAGCAAGCCACCAGATCCAGCCCAAGCATGAGACAAGGAATCAATGATGATAACATCCATCTGAGATTCAGCTTCCTTTATGATCTCAATGTACTTTGAAGGATCAAATGGCGGCTTCATCGTAGCCACATAATAATCTGGAATACCCGGCTTGCCCGCCTCTAGATCTCCAGATCCGTTCTCCGTATCGATCAGGAGAATCTTCTTCCCCAGTCCAGCCGCAAGAAGAAGCGCCCCATGCGTTTTGCCAGCCCCCGCAGGGCCACAGATGGCGCATCTTGCACGAGCCTTTTTCCGTTCTGCTTTTCTAAATTCCATTGCTTTCAGTCCTTTATCATTTTTGTGGAAATAGTTTGGATTACAACTTCTTTGGTTGCCATATCCCGAATCTCTTCCGGAATCAAGGATGAATCAAGAGATTTTTTAGTGAAGGCTTTAAGGGTAAACTCCAAGGACCCGCATCTTCCAGACTTTATATGCCTAGAAGTCAAGACCTTCATTAAATCAGATCTAATATCGCGCATTCTAGACTTGAGAGATCGCTCTTCCTCCCTTCCATCGGCCAGCATTGCAATTAATTCATATATGTCATCGGATGGGTCAATATCCTCAACCTTTGAGTAAGACAATATTTCGTCAGATATATTCTCCCAGCATTTATCCTGGAAGCCACAGAATCTACAATGCCAATCGTCGTATGGATAGGGCCTGTCCGGAATAGTTCCGTTATTCCTGTGCTCTTCTACTTGATTGTGCAATTCAATTACTTCACTAACTATATTCTCATGGTAGCTATGGTTTCCATTCCACAGGTAGTTGACATTCGCGGAATCTTGATCTCTGGAGTATACAATATTTATTTGCTTATACTCCGATGTATTCTTTGACTTACAAACAAGAACAGCTTCGTCTAAATCGAAACCTTGATCCTGTAGTCCCCTGATATAACAACAACACTGTGCGATGTAGCCGAGAGGGGGTTCTTTGTTTAGATTATCAAAGGCAAACGAACCCAATGCTTTATGCTCGAAGAGAGCCGATGTGTCGTCTGTTAGAATTAATCCATCAATATGACCATACAAAGTGGAAAGCGGAATCTTTTCTCCGCTAGTTTTGTCTATTCTGTGTCCCTCTGGGGCACCTTCTATCTCTGCTACCACCACTCCCAATTGAGAGTGCCGAATTGGGTAAGAGCTCTCTTCGAGCCACTTTATCGTTACATCCTCATGCACATTACCATCTTCGAATATTAGTGCCATTCTTCCCGAGTGCGGGCGGGGCTTCTCTCCGTTTGCCTGATATACTAAAGATCTCAGACAGGATCCGGAGTTTGAAACCCTGGGGTAGTAGGAGGATTCTTCTTGCTCGGCCATCTTCGTAGCCTTAGCAATTTCAGGGATAATCCGATCCAATCGGGGCAAATCTCGATTTTCGTTTTTCATTGACTATTGAACCTCTCTCTTTTTTCGTATACGATTATTCAATCGTGGTCAACATCATTTACCAAGGAGCGTAAAATGGATTTAATCTCTTTCGCATTAGGGCTATCTATCGGAGTAACGTCATCTATTATTTCTATCCTGATCTTCATGGGAGTTTCTGCTCGTCGCGTTCTTGCACAAAATCAAAAGATCCAGCAGGAATCGGCTAAGTTGTTTTCAAATTCTATCAAGCAGGGTATCGAAACTGCTATTAGATCCCAAAGAATGGATGAACTAATGAGCATCAAAGGAGGCCCCGATGAGTCAAGCCACTGATCGTTCCCTTGAACATATCAACAGAGCGGAGCTGGCTGAAAGATTAGCTTTTTTCGAGAAAATAATTAATCCCATACAGGTTAAAGAGGCTCTTAGTAGCGCCTCTGTTGAAACAATATCAGATGCATTTAAACAGGTTCGTGTTGTATTTCAAGGATCCTGGATGTCAATGGCAGTATGCGTAGGACTCGCACAAGAGAAAGCTGGCGTTGGTGAAAAGGTTTCAGACGAACTATCTAAAGTATTTGAAATGCATAAAAGTAGAATCTCAAGACTCGGGAAAATATACAGAGAGATTCTGCTGCCAAGATTTGAAGAAAGAGGAAGTGACGCAGAGTTCTTCATTAAGGAAATCTCATATTATGAAGCTGCGGCTGACGCGGCAACGCGAACAGGGAAAAGAGCAATTGATCTCTTAGAATATGCCGAAGAGCAAAAAATATTGAATTCTAAGTATTCTGTGAGAAAATTCAGAGATGAAATAAAAGAAGAAGGACCAGATGTTTTTAGCAAGGGGGTCAACACTCTGGCCGGAGAATTTGCCAATAAGCTATTCGAAGTATCAGAAGTGCAGGAAGATGTACTCGATGCATTCATCGGCAATTTAGCAAATCCTAAAGGATGGAAATCCGTTGTTAAAAAGGTGTCTCTGATCACAGAGAAGATAGAACTTCTTCTTTCTCAAGAAGATTCTCAAGACGAGCCTCTTTAATATTAAACGAAGCTTCCTTAATTATACTGAGAAAATACTTAAGCCCAGACTTTCCATGTCCTGACATCTCTCGAATAATACTGCAAATAAGCTCAGGATTATTGAAAATATCTTCTTCTACATCCTCTGATATCAAATTCGCATAACTTAATAGGCGATCTTTGTTTACGCCCATTGCCTTAGCAATCTGCACGATTCGCTCGCTTGCAGGGGGAACTGCATCCCCTCGTTCAATTTTGTACAGATAGTCCTTTGTTAATCCACAGATCGAAGAAAGTTCCGCAACCGTCATTCCCTGCGCCAATCTTTCGCCCTGTAGGAGTTTCCCAAAGTGATCCCGATCTTGGACATGAGAATCTCGACGTTCAAGCTGCCGAAATCTACGCCTACTGGTTCCAGTTCCGGGGTGCCGATAAGATTTGTGTTTTTCCATGGAACCTATATTAATGATCGTTTCTCCCAGGTCAACAGCTTTCGTTACGAATTTTTTTTGCTATGTCCGGATTCTCAATGATCTTACCAATTATATCGCTCGATACCTTACCGGCAAAGGCCATTAATCTATCCCGATCGATGTTCAGAATAGAAGACATGCTTTCAATGAATTTCTCGCTGGGAGGAGCTACAAGACCTCGCTCTAGCTTTGATAAGTATGAAGGACTCATCTCGACTAAGCTCGCCATCTTCCTTAAGCTTATCCCGTTCTTTTCTCGCTCCTGTCGTACTTCCTTGCCGAAATTTAATGTCTTTTCATTGTCCATTTAATTCTCCTTTGGCTCTTCCTTGGCCAAGTTTAATTATTCAACAAGAAGGATCCTCAGTCTATGCCCATTATTTTGCTCGAAAAAAATCCGACTCCCGTTCTCTATGAGTTTTCCCCGGCGGAATCCTATATCGTTACCGAATTCGCAAAATTACGCCAGGAAAACAAAGAGCGTTTCCGAGTCTCCTCCAAAAGATTCGATCCTCAAAAAGGAGATCTAGAAATCCATTTACTCGGTATGCGAGCCGAATACGCCGTTTCGGTCGCCCTCGGCGGAATTCCTCAATGGCAATTAGCTAGAGGAGGGGACTCCAACAAGGGGGACATCGTTTTGCCCAATGGCAAAACCTGCTCTGTTAAATATCGAAATAAGGCAGGCTGGGATTTTGCTCTGCAATCAGAAAATAAAAATTCTTTCCAAGAAGATATTGGCGTACTCGTTTATCCCTCTGCACGGGAACGTACCCTCTCCCTGTTTTCTTGGATTACAAAAAAAGAATTTATGGAAAAATCCACTCTAGTCGATTACGGCTACGGCCCTCGCGCAGTCGTCTCACCATCCCAAATGCGCCCTTTTATCGAGATCTTGCGGAACTCCTCAAAAAATTTCTCCTAAATTCTCCCATAAGTTGGACTTTCCCCAGATACCTTATAGAATATATCGCTGGCATAAATCACGAGGTCGCGGTGGAGGATGTGGTGGAAAATTTCTCAATAAGAAAAGTGTTGATGGCATGCGAAAAACTTAAAAAAATTACCGGACATCAATTCCTTATTGCAAGTCAAGATAAGGGATCTCTCATAAATGTATTCTCCAATAGAGATCCTCGCCTAGGAATAATATTCTCAGAACCAAGATCCTTGTTCGCTAAATATGTCTTAACAACAGAAGCACTCAAGCATCTTGCAGAGTTTATTGACTTAGAAAAATTAAGAATAGATGCAATTAGGGAAATTGCAAATAATGAATGATAAAAAATACTCGCCGTGGGATTTATACGGTCCAATAGAAAAAGAAATCCTCGAAAGTGATACGGGTGACCCGTCTGTCTTTCAGGATAAAGCAAGAATTAAAAGTCCAGCTTTTAAACTTGTTAGACAATTCTTCCTTACCGCTATGTCAGATTGCTTCTCCGATAATCAATCGATTAAAAGAGATGCTATTCGATGGATTAACTCAAATGATCAATCATATGTCCTATCATTTATACCAACATGCACAATACTAAACCTAGATCCAGATGCGGTTAGATTGGCAATTAGAAATAGCAATGAAGCAATTAAAATAGGTTTCTTAAGGGAGCTCAGAAATGCATCTTAATATTATTACGGCAATAGCTTTGTCTTTGATTACTGTATCTACAGAAGATTTAAAAATTAAAAGTATACCATGGTTAGAAATGCTGGAATTTGAAGAGAATTGCAAAAGATATCCAGCTCAAATTGTTAAGGTTACAGATGGAGATACTGCCTCCTTCGATATTGATCTAGGATTCGATGTTAAATTAGTTAACCAAAAACTTAGAATGTATGGCTATAATGCTCCAGAATCCAGAACCAAAAATAAAAAAGAAAAAAAATTAGGTATGCGAGCTAAACAAAAATTAAACGACCTCATCCAGTCTTCTTTCTCACTCGAAATTTGCATCCAGCCTAAAAAGGAAAAAGAAAAATATGGAAGACTACTTGGTATTATATTCGCAGATAATGTTAATATAAATACCCTACTAATAAATCAAGGCTATGGCATAGCATACTTCGGGGGTAAGAGATCTACAACCGATTTTGATTCAATGTACGATAAGGTGTACAATGAATTGAAAGGCGAGGATGTGCGTTAATGAGATTTACACAAAACTCGGAACTTACAATGGAACTAGAACAATTGACAACCACTGAGGCGATCGCAATATTAGTTGATGTATGTAAGGCATTGCAGTGGGAAATAGTTATCCCAGATGCAGAGCACCTTAATGACACCGATGAAGTTCATGGCGTAATATTAGGTAAACTTGAGTATATAAAGTTTATCCTAGCTCAAATGCCAAAGGCAGAAGGTACAGTACATTAGGGAGATCGAGGTAATCTTTCTAAGATTAAATCAAGCTTATTGTCTGTAGTCCTAAGCTTGTCATCGATATTCTCAACCTTTTCCTTCACCACCTCTAGGTCTGTCTGCATCTGCATTTGTCGAACCGTATTTTGACTTAAGCCACTTTCAGCTGCGTTTATTCTATCCGTATGATTCGCAACTCTCTCATCTACTCGCGCAACCTCAATTAAACCTGAAGCCGCTGCTACCACACCTGCTACCGCCAGTGATGCAATAGCCCCAGCCAATGTTGTACTTATAGTTGTTGCAGACATATGCTATCCCCTATTCTAATTCTGTATTTTTTATCTCAATATTCCTTAAAAATAAGAGATAGTCATATCTTATAGCATAAAATTTTAGGCTTCTAAAGCATAAGCCTATATTACCTTGCTTGGACTTGCCCTGATTACTCCAAGCTTATCTTCAACAAAATACATCGGCAATGTCCGCATCATTCTAGATTTATATTCATTCCTTATATATGAATCTCTTATGCCATGAATTAATACTACATCTCCACGAAATGGAAAGTAACTGATACATTCAAGAAACTTTGAAACATATTTGTTGTCTTGAAGTGAAAATACTATCCCCTCACTATTCGTATGAAGTAGTAGCATTAACCAATTCATATCTTCCTCCCCATGTGCATCTAGGTTGATCCAGCGCCTATTGCCCATGCTCGCCCCAAGATCTAGACAGTGTATTTCTCGGTAGCTTTTCCTCAAAGACCGTACCCTGTCAGGAGAATCCATGTTCTCTACAAGTGTAGGATACTTGTAGTACATGGAAAAAAAGTCAAGTAAATTAATTACTTCTGACTCATTCAGAATTCTCTCCTCTGAACCTAATCCCCAATCCTTCCGCTCATTCCTTGAGCTTGCCATTACTTTTCTCCTTGTCTGTTTAGTGAAATTATACAGCCGGTGTTTCACATACACCATATCTGTGTTCACTTCCCCATCAAACCCCCAATTTAATCCGTTTACTTATTTATACCCATACCCCCACCCCATCTAGCCTGATTCGAGCAATGAAACACCCGATTGAAATCTTGCTCGTATAAACACGAAGGCCGACAGTACACATAGGGGGGGGGCAGCCGCGTTTTGTCCGATGTCGGCATAGGGCAGGCTGCACCTCCTCTTAACCCCGGCGGCAATCCAGCCGCCCAACCGGGGCAATGCCCCAAGGAGAGAACCATGTTCGATAAGGAAGAGTTGGCAGCGTACCGGGAGTATATCGACTCCCAGGAGGAGGCCAAGTCCGCCGAGTTCAAGGCGGCCTTGGCCTCCGTCAAGGTCCCTTGCGGGAAGCCGCATCGGACCCTGGCGGGCCTCCTCGCCGCTTGCGGCGAGGAGGGGGCACTGTGCCTCGACTGCGGCGAGGAGGCGGCGCTCGTTCTGCACGACCTCCGCCACTGCTAAGAAAGGGGGGCGACGCTTCGGCGTCGCCCCCCTTTCTTTTTTTAAACCTCACTACGAGTGAGTACAGCCGGGGTAGGCTTCAATGTCGCCAACGCGGCAGCGGTAAAGCTTATTCCGGCTTTTTAACCTGGCAGCAATCACGCTGCCCTAGCGGGGCAATGCCCCAAGGAGGAAACAATGGACCACTATGAGGTTTTTGCAATGCTCCAAGAGATCGGGTGGGAGGTCCTCACCCGATTCGATAGGGAGCAGGGGCGCGGCCCAGACGAGGGCCTCTACGCCATCACCCAAGATGGGGTGGTGGTCGACTTCGCCCCGGCCATGGTTCTTCGGGACTTGGACGGGGAAGTGAAGCTCATGGTCCAGAGGCTCCCGCATCGAGTCCTCGATTACTTCGAGGTGAGATGCTACGTCGGCGGGGTCTCGGAGGAGCCAGAGGTCTTTTGCCCCGCCGAGATGCTTAGCCTCCGAGACCCCCTAAGATGGGGGTCCTGGCAAGACATCCAGCACTAGGGTCTCGCGAGCTAAGAAGGGGGGGGCGACGCTTCGGCGTCGCCCCCCTTTCTTTTTTTTAAACCTCACTACGAGTGAGGGCAGCAGGAGTAGGCTTCAAACGTCGTCCACACAGCGGCGAGCGAGCTTACTCTGGCTTTACTCCCAATCAACGTCGGCGTGGCAATCCCGCCCTGCCGACTCGAACCCGCTACGAACCGAAGTAGCCGAAACCCGCTGGTCAATGCGGGTAGCAGCAATATCACCAAGAAAGGAGGTGATACCTATGGCTATGGACAAGCAGAAGTGCATCGAGGCAATCGTTGAGTACCTCGATTGCACGTTCGCGCCCCTCCTCGAGGGCTTGGCCACTCCGAGCAATCCGATCTCTCTCGCCTTGCTCGAGGGCGACAAGCTGCAAGCAGAAGCTATGTTTTTGCTTGCGGGCAAGGACTCCCGTGAGATTGCGATCCCTGGCGGTCGCAAGCTCGTCATCCGCAAGGAGTCCCTCGGCCCGGGGAATGGCTGGATCGTTACGATCCAGTTCTCCTAGGGGCTCGGCGAGTCTGCACACTACGGGTGTGCCGGGTTAGTCACCTGGGAACAGAATGACTCAAGGGAAGGGGGGCGACGCTACGGCGTTGCCCCCCTTCTTTTTTTTAAACCTCACAACGAGTGAGTACAGCCGGAGTAGGCTTAAATGTCGTCCACACAGTGGCGGGTAAGCTAAACCCGGCTGTTAACCTGGCGGTGTAGTGCCGCCCGAACCGGGGCTAAGCCCCATGGAGGAAGAAGTGAACGAAATGAAGGAAGAGGAGCTCGAGGAGCTCATGGCGACGGTCTACAACATCGCCCGGAAGGATGTCCACGGTCTTGTACACCTGAGAAAAGGTGACCCCGGGTACGAGGAGGCCGACAGGCTCCTCGGGTCCCACTGGTTAAGGGAATTCCCCGGACAGGAGATGACCCTTCGCCGGTGGGCTGACTACAGCGACCGGAAGGTCGCGCCCGGCGGGTGGGTTTCCGATAGGACCAAGATCGCGGTCAATCTGGACTAAAGAAGGAGGGGAGCAGCGCTACGGCGTTGCCCCCCTTTCTTTTTTTTAAACCTCACTACGAGTGAGTACAGCCGAAGTAGGCTTAAACGTCGCCAACACAGCGGCGGTAGAGCTGAACCCGGCTATCAACCCGGCGGCACAACGCCGCCCGAACCGGGGCAATGCCCCATGGAGGAAGAAGTGAACGAAACGAAGGAAGAGGAGCTCATAGAGACGGTCTACAGCCTCCTCACCCTGAAGGATGGGTGGAGATTCCTGCGCGAGGGTGACCCCGGGTACGAGGAGGCCGCGAGGCTCCTCGGGTCCCACGCGGCAAGGACCTTTGGGGTGCAGAAGATGCGCCTTGTACGGTGGGCTGACTCCGAGAACCTCAAGCCCGCCCCCCACGGGTCGGTCGCGGATGGGACCCAGATCAAAATTGAAGGGACTGTCCGTCGGTACTACTGAGATAGTCCCTAAAGAAAGAGGGGGCGACGCCACGGCGTCGCCCCCCTTTCTTTTTTTAAACCTCACTACCAGTGAGCACAGCCGGAGTAGGCTTCAACGTCGCCCATGCGGCAGCGGCGGGAGAACTTATTCCGGCTATCAACCCGGCGGCAATCACGCCGCCCGAACCGGGGCGCAATGCCCCAAGGAGTGAACAGTGTTCTACGAGGACCAAGAAGTTTTCGATATGTTAAAGCAAATCGGCTGGGAGCCGTTCAACGCCCAACCTTCCGAAGGTTGGGCGATCTACCGGGACGGGGAGCCCTATGAGGTCCCCCCGACCATGGTTAAGCGCTACCGGGACGGGGCGCTGCACCTTGCAGTGCAGCGAATCCCCACCGGGCCGGGTGCCCGGTACGAGGTCCGGCTCTACCGGGACGGGGCGGTCATAGACCAAGCCGTCCATGTGGCCTCCGAGCTCCTCTCTCTGCAAGAGGAGCTCCACTACGGAGATTGGGAGGGGATCCAGCACCGGATCCCCCCGGGGCTCGCGAGCTAGCATGTCAAGGGAAGGGGGGCGACGCTACGGCGTTGCCCCCCCTTCTTTTTTTAAACCTCAGTCCCAGTGAGGGCAGCAGGAGTAGGCTTCAATGTCGCCAACGCGGCAGCGGTAGAGCTTATTCCAGCTGTTAACCCGGCGGCAATCACGCCGCCCGAGACGGGGCGCAATGCCCCAAGGAGGTCCCCCAATGGGGATGGAACAGTCCCTCGAAGTAATCGAGGGAGACGAGCGCCAGGTGCTTGCCACCTGGCGCAAGGAATACCACCTGCACGCAATCTTCGTGCAGGTGGCTTCTGGTCGCCGCTCCATCGTGGTGGCGACCGGGCAGCCGATCTGGCTGCCCGATAACCAATGGTCAGCTCACTGCGAGCTGACCAGCGACCAGATGGCTCGGGTCGAGCGGATGCTCCGGTGGCTCTACCCCGAGCGCTACTTGGCCTTCCTCGAGGAGGCCAGGTCAGCGGCGTCCCGGGGGGCGAAGGTGGTCTACACCGCTGGCTAGCGGTGTAGACCCCGACGGGAAGAAGGGGGGGCGACGCTTCGGCGTCGCCCCCTTTTCTTTTTTTAAACCTCACTACCAGTGAGTACAGCCGGAGTAGGCTTCAACGTCGCCCATGCGGCAGCGGTGGGAGCTTATTCCGGCTGTTAACCCGGCGGTGTAGTGCCGCCCGAACCGGGGCGCAATGCCCCAAGGAGGTCCCCGATGGGGATTGATCAGTATCGGTACGTCCTGGTCTTGGATGTGCCGGGTGGACGCTTCGATGTGCCGGATGTACGATTCGCGGTGGCGGAAGGTTCGTCCATCGAAGAGCTGAGAGGGTACATCCCAACTCGCCCGTCCTTGATGGGCCAGGTCGAAACATTCACCTTTGTCCGGCTGAAGGCCGGACAAATGGCGAGTGACCCGACAGAGTACGATCTCCCCGGATTCGCCGGAGAGATCATCAAGAAGGTGGTCCTGTCCGGCCCCGCTGTGTTCCCCTTCCCGATCCGCCCAGCCTAACGGGAAGAAAGGGGGGCGACGCTTCGGCGTCGCCCCCTTTTCTTTTTTTAAACCTCACTACGAGTGAGGGCAGCAGGAGTAGGCTTAAATGTCGCCCACGCGGCAGCGGTAAAGCTTACTCGGCTGTTAACCCGGCGGCAATCACGCCCTGCCGACTCGAAAATCTCACCAAGAAAGGAGGTGATACCTATGTTTCCCCATAAGTGCGAGATGGAGGGGTGCGGTTTTATCGTCCAATATGACGATGAGCCGTATTGCTTCAAGCACTCCCCAGATTCAGGCTCTTCTGTGCCTGGCTATTCGGCTAAGCGCAAGGCTGAGCTGAAGGCTGAGCCTGCCAAGGGCGACTGCTAGTCTGGGCGGCGACTGCACACTCCGGGTGTGCCGGGTTAGTCACCTGGGAACAGAACGACTCAAGGGAAGGGGGGGGCGACGCTTCGGCGTTGCCCCCCCCTTCTTTTTTTTAAACCTCAGTACCAGTGAGTGCAGCAGGAGTAGGCTCCAAACGTCGCGCACACAGCGGCGGGAGAGCTTATTCTGGCTATCAACCCGGCGGCAATCACGCCGCCCAACCGGGGCAATGCCCCAAGGAGTCGAAAGTGCAGTTCATTGTCATGGTTCTCAGGTGGGTCGCCCGCCTCGGCCAACGTGCCGAGGCTGAGTCGGTGGAGGAGATCCTCCTCCACCACGGCTTCGAGTACTGGGACCCCAGGTTCCGGGACCTCGAGTTCTCCACGAATCTCTGGAAGAAGCCCTCCAGAGAGGGCGACCTGTACGTCTACCTCGCGAGCCCCGGGGTGGACGAGAGTGTCTTGATCTGGGAGCGCCGAAGGGAGGAAGAGAGTGCCTTGGTCTGGGCGGAGGTAGAACTTATTCTCCCAGAGGCGGCACCCGGGGAGCTCTACCGAAATTTTATTAAGATCCCGGTGGCAGAGCTCGACGCAACGCTGGCTCAGCGTTGCGGGACTCCTCAGATGAACTGAGGAGTCCGGGAAAGAAGGGGGGGCGACGCTACGGCGTTGCCCCCCCTTTCTTTTTTTAAACCCTCACTACGAGTGAGTGCAGCGGGGGTAGGCCCAAACTTCGCCAACACAGCGGCGAGCGAGCTTATTCCCGCTGTTAACCCGGCGGCAATCAAGCCGCCCGAACCGGGGCAAAGCCCCAAGGAGAGAAAGTCAATGTGGAAATGGATCATGAAGATCCCCGGCCTCGGTAAGCCCTCGGAAGAGGAGCTCGCGCAGCCCTCGGAAGAGGGGCTCGCG